GCAGTCATAGACGCCCTCAACTACGAACTCCTGGCCGAAGGCCGGAACGATCGGGATGTATTTGCCGGGCCAAGTCGTGGTTCTGTCCGCCACAATATGATCCCCCACGATGAAATAATACTCAATCTCGTGGGTCTTGACGTCCCGCCACTTGAGCGTCGGATCGCCGTCCCGGATGGCTTTGTCCAGCTCCTTGACCAGCTTCTGAGCCCCGTTGTCGCGGAGGAAGCTTCGCTTTAGGACTTTCATCTGACCCGAAGGGTCGGTCAGGGCATAAAGCTTGTCGTCGATCGAAACCTTCCGGAAATATTCGCAAGTCCGGACGTTCTCATGGGTGATCCAGCTATTGGCCGGGGCGATGGCGTCGAGGGTGGCGAATTGGCTGAGCGTCGGATTCTCTCGAATGAACTCCTTCCGATTGTGGTCCCCAAACACAAAGGCGAAATTGGCGTCAGACTTAGTAATCTCCTTGGCGTCCGGGTCGATGTAGACCGCCAGCGGATCGGGCAGTCGTTCCAGATAAACGATCTGGTTGAACGAGTCCTCGGCCTCATACTTCGTGTTGACTCGGAAGTAGCCGACGCCGGAGTAGACCTGGAAAGTTGCGACCTCGTCCACGATCGGCTTGGCCGTCGAGCCATACATTATGTCTCGAATCAGGCCCTTGTAGGCAGAGGCCGACTCGTAAGTGCTTCCGCCCCCGATGGGGCGGACCTTAATTTCTGGCCTGTTCCGCTTGATCTTATTGATGATCTGAGTGCAATGCTGCTGGGTCTTATTGATGGTCAGGACCGGACGCTGGTCGCGAATCCGGGCTGTCCGGACAGTGTTGGGCCACTGGTATCCATTGACCGAGTCCGCGTTTCCGAACTTCCAGTCATCGAGCCAGTTTCTTTGCTGGATCGAATACCAAGTGTTGCACGCTTCCCAGCGCTCCTTGGCCTCGTTAATAATCGGATCGGACTCGGTCCGGACTGGATCGTCGGGCATGGGTTATCCCATCCAAGCGTTGGGGCCCCTATCGGGCCCGGCGTTCGGGTATTGTTCCACGGTCTCCCAGAAGTCCGTCAGCGACTCTTTGGCCTTCTGAAGCATCATGCCCCCGTACGACTTCCGCTTGAATTTCTTCGCCACGGTGGCGAAGTAGCAAAAGGCATCAGCCGGGTCGCTGTCATCATGACTCGGGTTCTGGCTGTACTTCCCGTGCTCGTCCACTTCGTATCTATAGAGTTTAAGATATTTGAGACCCTCAGCACACCGCTTGCTGTCAAAGTAGCACTGGGGAAAGACGCTTCGAGCTGCATTAATACGGTCGGTGATTGAGAGCTTAGGCACAATTCGCACGTTCCAAGATCGATTAGACCGTACTTGTTCCTCAATGGACATGTGTGTGCCAAGAGATTTTGCTTTAGCATCGTGAGGCAGCCAGATGGTTTCATAGACGTAACCCCGGTCTTGCATGACTTGCAGGTAATGGTCAATGTGTTTCAGGTTATTCATGTAGAAGTCAATGACATGGAACTCGAAGCCGGCCTGCTGGACGAACCAGATGGCAGTGAAGTCGGCTCGGCCGAGGTCCATATAGACATTAACTGGCAGACCCCGGTCATACGGCACCGGGAGTACCCGTCCCTGCGAGTAAGTCTCGCGAAGCTCATCCGCGAAAATGACGCCATCCAGCAATTGTTGGCACTGGCCTTCCCAAACGTGCAGATATTTGTCGTAGTTGGTGGCCTTAAGGTGCTCCATTTCCGCCCGCATCTCGTCCGTAAACCACGGATTGTCTCGCCAAGTCGTGTGGACAATGTCTGCCATTTCCGGCGGCGGCGGACTTGCGATGAATCGCTTGTAAGTAGCATCATCCTCAAGCCGAGGATTGAAAGTGATAATAATACGCGAGCCCGGCTTCCGGATGGTAGGTATAAGAATGTCCCAGGAGTTCTCCGAAACACTCTCCGCCTCTTCCACCCAGCAGTCATCAATGCCCTCATAGGACTTGATCTTGGTCGTATTGAGGCGGATGCCTTCGAAGTTGAACTCGGAGAAGGCCCCGCCCGGGAAATAGCCCTCGACGGTCCGGATTTGGGCCTGCTGGATCTGGTAGACCGAGCCCAGACCTAGCAGCTCTATTTGATCGCACAAGAGCTTGTGAACTGAGTCCTTGATGGAATGCTGGAACTCACGGGCGCAGAGCACTCTTCGGGGGCTCTTGGCCCCCTGCAAGAGCAACGCTCTGGCCACGCCCCAAGAGCGGCCTGCCCCACGGCCGCCGTAGAGCACCTTGTAACGCTTGGGCGTGAAGAGGCACTGGAGAGGCTTGGGGAAGTCTGCGTTGATTTGGAGGGTCTGGGATTGTGTCATGGTTGCGTACTATGGGTCCACTTCTGTATTTACAGGACCGTGCCCTCAGCCCTTCCAAAAGGACCCAGTCCCGCCCGTGTGGGGGACTGGGCCAGGCCCTCGGCAAGTTGGAGTCCGCAACCCGCCATCGGCCCTTTAGGTCAGGTTCAGGCTGGACGAGCCGGAGGCGTACATGTTGGCCACGGTCACGGCCGCACCGCCAGCACCGCCGTAGCGGAACTTGAGCAGGTCGATTGCGGCAGCGCTGCTAGTCAGGGTAGGCGCACTAGTCGGCCACTTGACAGCCACAGTAGTAGTAACGCCATTGACCGTCACTTTGGTCTGGTATGTGGTGATGGTCTTGGAGCCGCCAGAGCCCTGTACGACCTCGACCTCAATGTTCTGGCCCGGAGATGGGTTGACGAGGTTCAGGGTCATGCCAGTGCCGCCGATGGTCACGGAGAAGAAGCTGCCCGTGGTGCAGTCGACAGTGATAGTGCCCGAGGCAACAGTCCCAAGGGCGGTCTGGGGCCCGATGCCGATACAGCTCATGGTGTAGCCGGTCAGGGCCATGGTTTCCGGTTGGACCCCGTTGGCCTTGTTCGTATCGACCGGGTAGGTTTCCGAGCCCGTCAGAGGGAGACCGTTATTAGCGCTGGTCCCTGCGACGATGCCATTGGTGAAGTAACCGCTCATGTTTCAGTCTCCTTCTGTGCGGATCGACATCGCTTAGGCCTGGGCTCCGGTCCGCTGGAGCTGGTTGCAGCCTTTCGGCATGGACGTTTGGCCTTGGACCTATGCCCAAGGGCTTTCAACAACTTGTTCCAAGCCTTTTTGACCTTCCCTTTGGCCTTGGGCTTGGACATGTGCGCTAGTCCTTCCGGCAAAGCTCCCGAATGGCACCGGCCAGGCGCTCGGGGCCCACGCCCGTCGCCTTCGGCGACTCCGGAGCCAGTCCATAGGGATGCATCGGGCCGATGGTGCAGAGCACTGGCACACAGCCAGTCATGGTGGGCCGGACTGGCGCCGCTGCGAGCACATCGACTGAGTTCTGGCGCTTGGCCATGTCACTTTCCTTTGATCCGGTTAAGCCGGGGGTTCGCCTTCTTGGCCGCCGGCGAGGCATGGCGCCCGGCGTTGGCCAGAATCGCTCCGGCCCGATCCTTCGAGACATTCTCTCTCGCAGCGATCTTGGCTTGCTCTGCCTTAAATCCTGGATGTTTCTTCATGGCTTACCTGGTCTCCCCACATTCGCCTTCTTGGGTGGCTTGAATTTCTGGGGCTTGATGGGCTTGTTGAGCATTGAGGGCTTTGCCAGCGGCTTGGCCCCCAAGCTCTTCGGGTTCAGGATGCTATTTGCCACGGGCTTTGCCTTTGCCCTTGCCAGCGTACTTCCGCTGGTTGGCGTAGCCAGCAGCCACAGCCTGCTTGACTGGGTGGCCCGAGGCGATCATCTCCTTGATGTTCGTTTCCCGGGCCTTTTTGCTTCCGCTTTTCTCCAGGGGCATCAGACAAGAGCCTCCGCCACTGCGTCTTCCGTGGCCAGGAACTTGTCGATGACGTCCGCGATGTGCTCGGGCTGGATCGTGATGTAGGCGTCAGCGAAGGTCGCTTGCACCTGCGGCCGGCACATGAAGAGCGTATAGGCCTGCTCCTTGGTGATGCCAAGGATCGGGCCGATGTAGCCGTCCCAGCCATTGTCCAGCTGCGGCTGCTCGCCGTTTCGCCACTTGGCGTGAGTCAGGCCCAGGGCACAAGAGGGGCAGGAATGGAAGTCCCAGTGGAAGCCCTCGGGCCAGTTGCCACGATCGCGAAGCAGGTTCGACAGGGCTCGGAGGCTTGGTTGCTCGTAGCCAGATTTCGCAAGCATGGATCAGACTCCTGGTTTGTCGGGGTGATGGTGCGGGAGATGGCTCTCGATGGGCCGCTCGCTCAGCATGGACTCATTGGTCAGATGCCGGACCGCGTTGTGCATGTGGGACTTGTTCGACATGTCCTTAGGGTGGCGGCCCATACCGCCGTCACGTTCCTCATGCTTCTCGGTCATTTCGAAGTGGCGGGCTCGCGCCGCGCCATGGTGGCTCTCGTGTTTTGCCATAGCTAGAAAATCTCCGGGCGCGGAAATGCGCAGAGGCTATGGTGCGGCCTTACGGCCTCAAATGTCAATAGGACGGGGCCAAAAGGGCCCGGGCGTGGCCTACAAAATGGGCCCCCTACCCAGCCAGTGAACTATCGGATAGCCTGTGGCAGCCCATGAAAGGGCCGATCTGAGGCTATCGCAGACTGATGAAGTGTCCGAAGTTCTCGTAAGGTGTCTGGTGACAATAATCCCTCGAGCCGGTCGAGAAAAGACCTCGCGCACGACAGGCAGGTATAGGCCTGACAGTTGAGCGTAAGCTTCGTCCGTCTGTGTGAGCTTACATTCCAGAACAAATATGCAATCCCGTCGCACAAGCAGCACATCTGTTTGGCACCATCCGACTCCAGCCGAGTCACAAAACTCAAACCATTGGCCGGTGATGGTGTCACCGAGGCGGCAGGAGCGGACGGCTTTCGCCACGGCGGATTCGTATCGTATTCCCACGGCCTTGATGCTTCTGGCACTGGGACGTCTCCTGGGGAGAAACTTAGGCCGGGGCGTCAGCTTGGCCCACAGGAGTCCTTGAATCTGCCTGGGCACCTTTCTTCTCCCATTCATCGCAGACATACCGGGGCGAGATAAGGCCAATGACTAGGGTGCAGGAGTGGGAGTGGGGCCGGAACATCGAGCAGTTCCCGCAGTGTTCGGCTGGGGAGCCCTTTCGATATGCCACGGCGGACTTCGGCACCTTGCCTTGCTGGAACTCCCAGAGAGTCTTGTAGAGGGGCCCTGAGTATGGGTAGAGGGCCAGGTCCGGGGGTGGGTCTTCGACCTCTTCGGGTTCCAGCTCCCGCTCATACGGATGGAGAAGGATTTGGTACTCAGTCCAAGAGACTCCCGGGGCGATGTGGGTCAAGAGCTGGTGTTCTGCCGCCGCCGCGAGGCCCGAGGCGGTCTTTTGGTCCACCCTAGCCCCCATAGTAAGTCCATGACGAACAGTCGTATAGGCCGCAAATAGGGGATCGAGCAGAATAGCGCCAAGGGTCCGCGGCATCGCCCGGTCGATGTAGACTGTCGTTCCGTCATTGCTGATGCCTCGCAGCCCAGGGACTTGCTTGCTCCGATCCACCCGGCGGAATCGGCCAAGCCAGGTTTTCATGGTCGAGCCCTTGAGGCCCATCCGGACCCCCTGAAGCCGCAAGAAATCGTTTCGGGTGGGCTCATTTATCATGGCTTGTGCTCGGCCTGGAGGTCTAAGACCTGAGGCTCCGGCTTGGTCCCAGCATTGGTGCTTTCCACAAAGCCAATGTTGATCTTGATGGCCGGGCCCTGGGCCTTGCTGGGCGCGATTGAGCGGTCGCAGGTGTCGGAAATGATTTTCAGCAACTCCCCGTTCGTGAAGGCCGTGGGTTTTTCTTCGAGCCTTTCTTGCAAAATCTCTGCCGCGGTCCCGGCCAGATCGGCCAGCTTGCCGTGCATGTCATGGTATTGCTGGGCAACGGTCTCCTTGTAGTAGGCGACCAGCTCGCGGAACGCCGGGTCCTGGGCCAGGATGTTGACGCGGGAGCTTGAAAAGCCCATGATGTAAGAGGCTTCCCTGTAGCTCTTGCCCTCGGCGATGAGTCGGGCCAGGCCATGATGTCGGGCCCGCATTCGGCTGGCAGGTGAGTCCTCGACCATGAGCGCTGGCTCCCGCGGGGGCGGGACCTCAAGCTCTTCCAGCATGAGCATGTCCAGCATGGCTGGGGTGGTGGCGGTCATGGGCCTATTATAGTGGTGTGGCCCCTACGCCACAAGCCGAAGTTCGGGTCTTAGGGGCGCAGGGGCCATGGATTTTGGGTTACGTGGGCCCGCCTTCGGCCTACCAATTTGCCGGGCAAAGCCCTCGCTCCAAGCCAGCGTTTCGGCCTGATGACTGGCCACCGTCAAGGGGCCCCCGGGGGTCGAGATTACGACATGCGCCGGGGTGGCGTAGAGCACCGGCCCGTAGGCGGTCATTTCGCCGGGAAAAAATTGGGTCATGGGTTGCTCCTTTCATGCCGGGGCCTTCGGCCCATGCCCGGACTATGGCACGGCCCGCGCGGGCGCGCAAGCAATTTGTCAGGGGCGGGCGAATTTTTTGACCCGGAGCGGTTGCCGATGGCAAGGGATCGAAAAAGTAATGTGGGTCCATATAATTTCGAAATTGTACGTATTGGGGTGGACCTCAAGGTGGGTCCAGAAAAAGTGGAAATTGTAGAGATTGAGCTGGCCCCCCCTACCCCCCCAAGTCGATGGGGCCCCTGCTTGGGGGACCTACCCCCACGCCGCGCGGGGCGCGGCGTCACCTAATAGCCATGCTTGGCGCGCATAGCCGGCCGATCACGCATTGTTACGAGTCCTGAAACATTAGTTGATCGCACTTATTCCATTTGGCGATTGCAAAACGCGTCGGCCCAGTCTATATTCAAAGCATGGCCGACGGACATGGTGTCCCGGCCACCAAACCCGGAGAGTCCACTATGGCTAAGAAGGCACATACCGCGACCGACGTCACGAATATCGCGGACTTTGTTATCACCGACCCGCAGGACGCGACCCGGTCGGTTCGCTTTGGCGACCTCCCGTTCGTGTCCCAGACCCGCATGATCGCCAAAGCCGTCAACGAACTCCTGTCCGACTCGGGTGCCATGTCCAAGGAGCAAATGGCCAAAATGTCCGAGGAAGAGGTCGTGGCCAAAAAGGCGGAAGCGCGCGAAAAGCGGTGGAACTCGTTGCTCACGGGCGAGTTCGTGGTTGGCCAACGCGGCCCACGTCTTGACCCGGTTGAGGCCGAATGGCGACGACTCGCCCTCATCGCGTGCGAGAAGGCATTTGATAAGATGGTGGCGGCGGGCAAGGCCCATAAGGACGCGCGGCCCAAAAAGCTCGCGGATTGGCAATCGTGGATTGACCAATGGAAGGCCACGCCCAAAGGCCGCGAGGCCTTGGAAACCGCCCGCGCCAACGTGGCCAATTCGGCCACCGCAACCGACTCGGACGACTTCGAGCCGACCTTGGCCTAACGGCCAACACCACGGGGCGCGCAAATGCGCCCCAACTCTTTTCCAACGGGAGGCAAAGATGACTATGACCACACAGCAGCAAAATCAGTTAGAGGCACTTGTTGACAACGTTGGATTGTTCTCAGTTCTAGACGCATTGTCGAACATTTGCGGCCTAAAAGCTGAACATATCCAATTAAATTGGCAAGATGCCGGTTTGGCAAAGGAATGGGAGCACGCTGAGAGCACACTGAATAAAGCAGCATCCAAAATTCTCGATCTCAGTTTGTTGGCCTAACGGCCAACGGCGGGGCGGGGAAACCCGCCCCAACTTTTCCATCCAACGGGAGGCAGTCAACATGCTACAGGTCCAATACGGTATCATCGACCCGGACCGACATTCGGTAGCGTCTGGGCTTCGAAATTTCCGCGACCCGGCCGCCCTTGTGGTCTGGCTCATGGAGGAAATTAAGGAGGGCAGAACGATTATAATCACGGAAATTCGAAAAGCCTAACTGTATGCTTTTCGACTGGCCCCGCTTCGGCGGGGCTTTTTTATTGCCCCGGGCCCTGTCGGGTGGAGCAAGTGGCCGAAGGCCACGGGTGGAGCGATCCGGGGTGGAGCAATGTCACATGTCATTAGGATATACATTACGTCCTGTTGTGACAATTGACACATTTACACACACCTATATGTCCCCCGCTCCCTCCCCAGTCCTAGTCTCCCCAAGCTGTGTGGCCCCATTCCCAGTTTTAGCCCGCTTCGTCCAGTCCCTGCCTTATTTGCTGAGTTAAATATATATTTTTTAAAAAGAAGGACAGTGGCCTACGGCCAGGCCTGGGGGAAATCGGCCCCAGGCCTGACAGCCAGGAGCTGGGGAAGGGTCCCTGTAATTACAGAGGTGGCCCATGCGTACGCGGATCGGCCACACGGAGGCACTGGGACCGGGACCGGGGGAACCAATAGGTGTCTATAAATGTGCCAATTGA